GAGTTGGACGCAATATCGCAGAGTCAGGTCTTGGGCTATCAGACGACGAAGTTAGTTATCTTCTTAATAACGATATAACTAGGGTTCGTGAAGAACTTAACGACACTTATTTTTGGTTTGCTGCTCTTAATGAAGCACGACAAGACGCTATGATTGACATATGCTTTAATCTTGGTTTGACGCGTTTGCGTGGTTTTATAAATGCTTTAGAAGCTATGTCTCGCGAACAATTTGATATAGCAGCGGATGAGTTTATGGATAGTCGCTGGAGCCAGCAAGTTGGTAATCGTGCCATAGAAGTAACTGAGATGATCCGTACTGGAGACTATCAGTAATGCCTCTTCAAAAATACATATTTAATCCTGGGATCAATAAAGAAGGAACAGATTACGCTGCTGAAGGTGGTTGGTTTGATTCTAATTTAATTCGTTTTCGTAAAGGGTTGCCGGAAAAGATAGGTGGGTGGCAGAAGTACATTGAGACCTCTTACGAGGGAACAGGTAGGAAACTTCACGGCTGGGTAGATTTAGACGGTACGAAACTTCTAGGGCTTGGCACACGGTTTAAACTGTATATCCAAGAAGGGACTAGCTATAACGATATTACCCCGATTCGTGCAACTACTTCAGCGGGAGATGTTACATTTGGTGCGACTGATGGTTCAAGCACTCTCACCGTTACAGATTCTGGACACGGAGCGGTAGACGGGGATTTTGTTACTTTTTCTGGGGCAGCAAGTCTAGGCGGGAATATTACAGCTGCGGTGTTAAATCAAGAATATCAAGTGGTGTCTGTTCCTACAGCTAATACTTTTACAATAGTTGCTAAAGATACTGACGGAGCCACGGTTACTGCTAATAGTAGCGACAGCGGTAACGGCGGCGGTAGTGTTGTAGGTGTTTATCAAATTAACTCTGGTCTTGATGTTTTCGTAGACGGTACAGGGTGGAGTGTTGGAGCATGGGGGTCTGGTACATGGGGGTCTACAACTTCATTAGGCGACTCTAACCAGTTACGTCTGTGGTCAATGGATAACTTTGGTGAAGATTTAATTTCTAATCCTCGCGCAGGAAGTATTTATTACTGGGATAAAACTAACGGATTAAACACCCGAGCAGTTGCTTTATCTTCTTTAGCTGGGGCTAATAAGGCTCCAACTAAAGGATTACAAGTCTTAGTGTCAGATATTGACAGACACGTTATTGTTTTAGGTGCCGATCCGATAAGTGGGGGTTCACGAAGCGGAACTATTGACCCGTTACTGGTTGCGTTTTCTGATCAAGAAAACGCTGCTGAATGGGAACCGTTAGCTACTAATACTGCGGGGTCATTACGTTGTTCTGCTGGTTCAGAAATAATTGGGGGATTACGCGCTCGTCAAGAAACTTTAATCTGGACTGATGTTGCTTTGTACAGTTTACAGTTTATTGGGCCACCAAATACCTTCGGTTTAGTTCTACTGAACGAAGGGGTTAGTCTTATTGGGCCGAATGCTGCCGTAAATACTCCTAATGGTATTTTCTGGATGGATAAGAAAGGCTTCTATATGTACAACGGTTCAGTACAGCCTATTCCGTGTACTGTTCATGCTTTCGTTTTCGATAATCTTAACGAAAAACAAGCGTTCCAAGTATTTGGGTTCGTTAATAAACAATTCGATGAAGTAGGTTGGTTTTATTGTTCAGGCGAAAACACTGTTATTGATAAGTATGTTGCCTATAACTATGTTGAAAGCTCTTGGACTATCGGGGAACTTTCGAGAACAGCTTGGTTAGACGAAGGATTAGTTTCTTTTCCTAGAGCAGCAGGAAAAAGTAGCGATACCCCATATCTCTATTCTCATGAAACAGGGTTCGATGATGATGGTTCTCCAATGAACAATGTCTTTATTGAAAGTGCTGATTTCGACATTGGAGACGGTCAAGAATTTCAATTTATTAGACGGTTTATCCCAGACGTTAAGTTCACAGGCAATTCTTCTGGAACACAAAAGATAAATTTAGTTTTAAAAGCTCGTAATTTTCCAGGACAAACTCTAACTACTGATCAAACGAGTTCTTTTTCTGCTACGACAACTAAAGTAGATACGAGAGCGAGAGGCCGACAAGCAGCGGTACGGTTTGAATCTGATGACGATGCAGAAACTGTAGATAGGTTAGGAGTCGGTTTTAGGATTGGCGCAACAAGGCTGGATGTTCAGCCTAACGGTAGACGTTAATGGGGAGAATACTTCCAGGAAGATTACCTCAAGCGGCGGCAGCTACAGTAGAAGCGCCTACGTTTAACAGAGCTATGCGCCTGTTAGAACTAAACGTCGGTAATTTTGACCCTGATCGTACTCCACAATACACTTCAGCTAACCGTGATACGTTGTTTTTCGAGAAAGGCGATGTTATTTGGAATACCACAGAGAACGTTCTTCAAGTATATTTGGGGAATTCTTGGCAGAATATTTCAACGCCAAGCACCTCTGGAGTTAGCGCAACAGGGAGTATCGGGACAGTTAGTGTTGCTACCAACGGTAACGTTGTGGTGTCGTTATGAAGAAGACTAAGAAACAACCTAAAGTTCCTGCAAAGTATTTAGCTGGTCTTTCTACAAAAGAAAAAGCAAAACGTAAGAAAGAAATAGCTAAAAACAAAAAGAAGTCTCTAAGTGATCCTTCTGCTTATAAATTTTCTACAGATAAGAAAAAAGGTAAGCGTAGGAAAACAGTTGAGTCTAAATACACACGGCGCTTTAGAGAGAGGTTTGGTACAAAATCATGAGTCTTTCAGCTAAAACTAAAAAGGCTTTGTCTAACAAAGCTGAAGCTGCTCGTAAAAAAGGTAAAAAAGTTACTGCTGGGCAACTCGGTCGTGTTTATAAACGAGGGTTAGCTGCATATAAAACAGGGCATCGTCCTGGAACTTCTCAACATCAGTGGGCAATGGCTCGCGTTAATTCTGTGCTCACTGGCGGTAAAGCAGCTACAGTTGACAAAGACATAATGAAGGGCACCAAAGCGAAGAAAAAACCCGCTAAGAAGAGCACCGCATGACTAGACTATTCGACGATGAACAGACCAATTCTTTAGTTCGTGCTATGGCGAACCCTGAATCTAATGCTCGTAAGATGGCAGAGCAAAATCAAGAGATTGGTGTTCCGTCTAATATTACTAACGATATTCTTAATAAATACGCTACATACGGTGCTAATACAGGCATCGGCAACCTTGGGGGAAGCCGACTAGTAGAAGCGATAAACGATCAATACCGTAAAAAAGTAGATGAGCCTTTACAACAACAAGAACCACCGAAGGCTCAGGCTGGTATGGCAACTTCGGCTGCTATGCCTTACGATCTAAGTATGTTAGATCTCGAACAAATTAAAGCCGCTGCTGAAGTATCTGCTCCTCCTTCACTAGAGCCTAGTTTTAAACCCTCTGTTGAGCAACCCAATGTAGAAGAAATAGGAACTAAACTTGCTCCCCCCGATCCGTCTTTACCTACGATGCAGTCTAACCCTACTACTCAAGAAAATCTTACTGTTGAAACTAAATCAGAACAGCTAGAAAGATATCTTAAAGATAATCCTATGGTTGCAGAAGCTCTCGGCGACACAGGAAAGGTTTTCGGAAATATATTAGGTAAAGCAGCCGTAGGACAAGACGATACGAAAAGCGTAGCTAGTGCTAGAGCACCTGTTTTTCAAGCATCTCAAATAGCTAGAACTCCCATAGGTATGAATGAAGGGGGCGCTCCTACAGCAGAAACAGGGGGCGATGCAGTTGATCCTGGGTTGATGGCTATTCTTAAAACACTTGGAAGTATTTTAGGACAGGAACTAATAGGTGACGATGATACAAAACGTTTAGTGGCCGCAGTAGATCCGAAAAAACATCCTCTTTCGCAAGTACAACAAAATCAAATAGGTATGTCGGGGGGAGGAAAGCCTCCTGAAGGCTCCGTATTAGGCCGTAAGCTCTTCTTAGAAGGCGGCGAAGTAGATGGGCCAGGAGGCCCAAAAGAAGACCTCGTACCTATCTGGGCGAGCGATAAAGAATACGTTATGTCGCATAAAGCGGTAAAACGAATGGGTAACGGTGATTTCGATAAGGGAATCGCAGCCCTCGATAAAATTAATTTCGGTAAATAGTTATGGCTAATGAAACTGCATATAGTTATCAGGCTCCCGATCAACTTGTTTATAATTTATTAACAGGGGGAGGAAATCGTTTAGGGTTACTACCGACTGTTGAAGATTATTATCGTAGTCAGATTGACCAACTTGGCGGTGCAGATACTTCTCCGTTTACTTATACAGGTGAACGGATTGCAGGGTTTTCTCCCAGAGAAGAACTCGCTATGCAACTCGCTGACCAAGGTATCGGGTCATACGCTCCTTACTTAGCCCGTAGTGCAGGATTAACTGAAGAATCCCTAGCTACTTTAGCGGGGGGAACTTCAGAAGCGAAAGCCCAGTTACTCCGTGCGTTACAACAAGGCGAAGACTATACAAAATTAGGTATCGGCCAAGGGTCTGAGTTTCTTGGAGAAGGTGTCGATAAAGTTAGTGAAGCTGAACAAGGTCTCCTCAATGCTTTAGCTGGGGTTCGTGGTCGTGGTGAAGAAGGATATCAATCAGGGCTTGCGAACATTTTACAAGGTACTCAAGAGGCTCGTACTGGTTTAGATCAAGCCTCACCGTTTTTTACTCAAGCTCGCGCTAAAGGTTTAGATGCAGCGACTGAAGCAGAACGTTTAGCCAGAGAAGCTCAAACTAGAACTGATCCTTTTTTAAATGAAGCGTTAACAGGGGTACGCACTGGCAGGGCTTCTGAATTAGCAGGAACTACAGCTGCGGAAGCTGCTGCTCGTCGCGCTACAAATATTCAAGATCCTTATTTACAAGAAGCGTTAGGACAAGTGCGTTCAAGCACTGGAGGATTCGACACTGCTGATATTGATCGTTTTCAAAACCCTTATGAAGACGCAGTTGTTCAACAAACGATTAAAGATTTAAATAAAGCATCTAGACAAAGAGATATTGCTAGTGATGCAGCCGAAGTTACATCAGGCGCTTTTGGGGGGTCTCGTTCTCGTTTAGGTGCTCAAGAAAGACAAATAGCTGAAACTCGTGGGTTAGCTGAAGCTTTAGCAGGTATTCGTGCTGGTGGCTTTACTTCTGCACGGGATGCTGCGATGGGGGAATTCGCTCGTCAACGTGGGGCTGAAGCTGGAGCAGGATCACAGATTGCAGGTCTTGGAGCACAAGCTGGTTCTGCTCAAGCAGGATTAGCTCAAACTTTAGCTGGGTTAGGCGCTCAACGAGGTGCTGCTCAACGAGGTTCTGCTAGCGAAATAGCAGCATTAGGTGCTCAAAAAGGTTCTGGGTTAGAGCGATTAGCTTCCACTGTTGCTAATTTAGGTGCTCAACGATCAGGGTTTGAAACAGGCGCAGGAACTGCGTTATCTAATCTTGCGCAACAACGATTTAATATCGGGACAGGAGCTGGGTCTCAACAAGCAGGATTAGCTGGTCAATCTGCAGCCCAACAATTAGGAGCAGCTCAAGCGGGACAAGCAGCTAAACAAGCTACTGCTGCAACGTTAGGTCAAGCTGGACAACAAATTTACGGTATGGGTTCAGGTACTGGTCAACAACTATTTGGTATGGGAACTGGTACTGGTCAACAACTAAGTGGGTTAGCTGGCCAATTAGCAGCTGGTCAACAACAAGGTGCTCAAGCGATGGCACAACAAGCACAGTTGCAACCACAATTACAAGCAGGAGACGTAAGTTCTCTAATGCAAACAGGCGCGATGAACCGTGCTAGAAACCAAGCACAGATGGATTTAAATTACCAGAACTTCGTAGGTCAGTACAATTTACCAAATCAGTTGCTTTCTGGTTACGCAAACTTCTTGACTGGTGCTGGCCCGTTAGCAGGTGGAACAGGTTATTCTGGCACCGCTCAACAAACGCCTTTCGGAGGCGGGGCATATACGAATTATGGTCCAGGATATAAAGAAGGTGGACAACCGATTCCTGAAGGAAATAAAGGATTAGCTGCTTTAGCTAAAAAAGCTCCAGAGGTTGTTCGGAAGATGGGCTTTACCCCTGTTAAAAAGAATATGGGTGGGGGATTATCAGGTCGTTTCCCAAGGGCTTCTCGTAAGTTAGGAGCGTAACATGGCTAAGAACTTCGGATTTAATATCGGTGGTGGAGGAATCGCGGATCTAGTCGCTACCCCTAAGATTACTCCTATTCGCTCAGGACAATTTGCCCCTACTCCACAACTTCGTAAAGATATAAAAGATCCTAAAAAAGGAATAACAGGGGCGCTACTAGGGGCTGTTTCTCCTTTATTGGGAGAAGCTGCTGTAAAAGGTCTAGGAAAACTCCCTGGATTAGAAAATCTTCTTTATCAAAAAGATTCTGAGGCCTTAAAAAATCTTGGGATTACTCCTAGTCCTACCGCTGTTTCCTCTCCTACTTCTCCGATTCGTAGGCGTTCTTTAGAAAATATAACAGGACGAAAATTAACAGAAGATCAATATGAAGCTTTAGAGAGTAACGAGGTATTAGATAGGCTTGGGATAGGGAAGCTAGAAGCCGCCCCGATAGATCCTTTTGAAATAGAAAGACAGAAACGAGCAGCTTTAATTAATCAAGCTCTCCCTCAGGGAAGTCTACCGAAACAAAAAACATTATTAGGGAAGGCTTTAACAGAAGGTCTTTCTTATGCCCCTGCAACTCTTTTAGATGAAGACTCTGCCGCAGAGTATCTCAAAACAGTAGGTGCAACTAGAAAAGCTCAAAGAGCTGTAGACACTGCACTCGTTGAAGATTATTTAAAAAGAAGCACAGAGCGTGGTAAAAAATTAGCAGATACTAAAGATTTTACACGAGGCATTGGAAACGGGATTGTTTTAAGAGATAACAACAACAGACATGAAACTGTTCGTAGAGAATTTTTAGTTTCTCCCGATAAAAGAACTAGATACATTTTAAGCAAGGGCGATAACGATGTGGACTATATCGATGGCCCTCTCGGATCTGTGCCTGTGCCTAAAGGACAGTATTATATTCGCGAAGATTTTGTTTTAGACCCGAAAGACTTACCTAAAGACGAAGCAATTAAGCTCTTAGTAACTACAAGTGCAACTCCTAAAAAATCAACAGGAGTTGTTAAGTACGGTCTAACTAAAGAAGGGCTTGTTGACCCAACGATTTATGTAAGAGATTATCTAGACGACGGGAAACTTAAAACACTTTCTGAAATGAATGCTCTTTATGATGATATTTGGCATACTCCTCAGCCAGGATTTGCTTACGAAGCTCAGCCATTTAGAGCTAAACCTTTGCAATCTCAAATTGATTGGATGGAAAAAAGAGAACTAAAGCAAGGAGCTTTACAGGCTAGTTTAAGACCTTTAGAAACTTTAGGAGAATTAGCCTTAGAAGCAGTAGGACAAGGAAATACTGCTGAAGAAAGATCTGAACTGTTCGCTGACACAGGTGCTTTAGCAGGAGTCATAGTCGATTTGAGACGTAACATTGATGCTTTCGGAAGAGTTTTAAGTGACTCTATAGGTATGTCTCCTATTTCTGCATTAAAAACTAGTTTAAACAAAGGACAGGATGAATCGTATGCTCTCGATTTTTTCGACAAACAACAACTATTTGCTAGTGCACTAGATAGTGGAGATCAAACAGCTATAGATTCAGCAAGACGAGACTTCCGTATTGCTGCTAGAAAGTTTAGAGACAATATTGGCGCTCAAGGGGGAACTACAGCTTTCCTAGATGTGTTTACTACTGGGGATAATGCAAAATTTGATGAAATTGCAGTAAAACGTTCTCGTATAGTTTCTGCCCAGTTACGATTAGCGTACATGTCTGCGGCTCAAGACGGGTCAACAGGTGTTGCTCTCTCAGATAAAGACGTAGCTAATTACTTAACTCGCGTGGGGTTTGGTTCTAATAACCCAGTAGAGGTGTTAGATAAAGTATCTACAATATTTGAAGAACAAGTCGGAGATTTTGACTCTGATTCAACTCCTAGAGGTTTGTTTGTTAATTCTAGAGGCACTTCCGCAGAAAGTATTAGAAAAATGGACGAGCATGTTCGAGGTTACGGGGTATCCCAAGAACAAATAAACGCAGCTCGTGATATGAGTAAGTCTGAGGAAGAAAGAATAAGAATTGCAAACCAGATTCTAGATACTATGAATCAACGCACGCAAAACTTAGCTTCAAGTCACTTTAACTATGATCCTAAAACTGGTCGTATTGTTCTAAACGATGTTCAAAAGATTTTAGAAAATCAATTAACTCCTAGCTATTCATTCTTTGTTGAAAAGATTTTACCTAGACGTGGTATATCAATGGAAACTATTCTTCAGTTGCGACAGCGTAACCTTGAAGACGCAGGAATATCGGGACAAGCCGAAGTCAATGATGTTTATGGTCAACAGAAACCACGGAAGGCTTTCTAATGGTAGACACAGTAACTAGAACTAAACTGTTTACTGGGCCTCTTTGGGAAAATTGGAAAAAACAAACCCTTGCTGATACCAGTGGCCTACAACGAGAAACTTTTGTTGATAATTTAACAATTTCTGAAATTTATGAAAATGCTCCTGGTCGATTAGAAGAGTATTTACAAGATCGTTACGCAACTGAACTTTTATCAGGGGCTTTTGATGGGGGGCGATTTTCTCCTGTAGAACAGCAGCGAATAGATGCACAACGATATCTTGATGAAGAAGATGCTCAAACTAACCTTCCATACAGAAATAATCGTCTTGAAAATAGTAGGAATTATTTAAGTCAATATGTAAGAAAAGAAAGCAGCCCTTTAGACCCGTTACCTAGAAATGTTCAAGAAGGTTCAGAGGAAGCTAGGTTTCCTATTACTACTCTTGGAACTTTAGCAGGGGTAGGTTCTGCTCGTTCTGTGAGAGAACCTGTTACTGAGTACGACGTAGCTACTGAAGATATTTTCATTGACGAAGAAGAACGAGAACAGTTAGCTCGTTTTCAAGTAAACCCTGATCGATATTTTGAAGCAGGAGAAAGTTTTTTACAAAAATGGGTTAATGAGAACGGCTCATCTTTAGGGTCTAATTTGCCTCCTTCTATGATGCAAGTTCTTGCGCGTCAAATAGATATCACTCCTGAATCTCCTTGGAGATTAAAAGCGTTCTTTTTGCCTATGGACGCTACTCCAGAAGAAATGGAATTTATTTTAAAAGACGAGTTCCCAGATATACAGGGAAGACTCCGATATATAAATCCAAGGGATCCTGGGATGGGACTCGCGATTCGTGTCCCTAAAAAAGGAGCTTTAGAAACTAAGGGAGCAGAGGGAGAAATACAAGAAGCTGAAGAAGAGTACATTCCTTTAAGACCACAGTTCGGCCTGTCTATGTTAGGAGAGGAAGGACTGAACATGATAGGTTATGAGTCAGGAACTATTGCAGCTGAGATAGCTTTGACACAAGGTAAGGGTCAGCTGGCTAAATTAATAAATGAAGGAACTCAGGATTTAGCTAGACTTTCGAGAAAAGGAGGAACAAGGAGAGCATTTACTAATGCAGCGATAACTAGTGTTTCTTCTGCTTTCGGCAGGTATGTTCAAATGGTTACCGCAAGGGAAAGAGGAATTATAAACACCTCAGAAGAAAGAATATTCGAAGACGCAAAAATAGCAGCAGCTTTAGCGGGTGTTGGTTCGGTGGGAGCCTCCGCAGCTTTAGGACTTCTTTCAAAAGTACGTCGTTTACTAACAGGAAGCGACATTCCTACTGATATGTTAGTTAACTTACAAGCTAAGATTGAAAAATTAAAAGCTAATGAGCAACGAGCTGAATTTAGTAATAAAGATCTTGTAGACTTAGCAAGAGAGGCAGGGTTAGCTGTAGGCGATAATATTAACTATCGTCCTACTTTAGGTCAGATGACTGAAGACGCAGAACTGCAGAGTTTAGAACAAGAACTATTCGCATTTTTAGCAGGAAAAGACTCTAAGGCTGCTGCTGCATTTGAAGATATTATCCTAAACAACAGAGAAGCTGCTTTTAAGTTTTGGGAAGCTGTTACAAAAGGTGATCCTAATTTACAAAAAATTAAATTAAGTGAATTTCAAGATTACATAAGAAATAAAAATAAAGAATTAGTCGAAGAAGCTCAACTTGCGGGTGAAATAGAAAAAGAAAAAATATTAGAGGCTTCTCGATTAGGGATGCGAGAACAGTCCCCTATATCACAAACAACTGAAGATTTAGCGCAACCTTTTGTTCGAGATGCTGATAATAATTTAATAGTTTTTAAACGTAACAGCAAAGAATTTTTAATGGGAGCAGATAAAAAATATCAGGAGCTTAAATCGAATTATGAAAACGCACTGAATACTTTATCTAATCTTCGTTATCCTAAAAAAGGACAATCGACTGCTCTCATAGTAGACGAATTTAGAAAGGTCTTGAATGCTGGAGACAAAGATAGCCTTATTAAATTGATGGCTGATACAGAGCTTGCTGGGGTTTTAAAAGATTTAATTCCTATGCGTAATGGAGTGAGCACTCTCGCACAATTAGCAGGGGAAATAAAAGATAAGCAAGGTAATGTTCTGCCTGAACTAGATTTGTCTTACGGTGATTTAGTTTCAATGCGTAATGCTGTTGAAAATATTTTGTTAACTCACCCCGATAACGCTGTTAAATCAGCAGCGAAGCCTTTACTAGATGCAATAGATAATCAAGCAGATGACTTATTGAAACTACAAGCTAGACGAGACTTCCAAGAACGTGGGATCATGAGCCCTAGCAATCTTAGGTTAGAAAAATACATAAAAGAAGAAGCTGAATGGGCTGGCCCTATTTTCGCAGCTCGTGATGAATTCGAGGCATTTAAAGCTAATTTTGATCGTAAATTTTTAAAAGAATTTTCACAAAATAACCCAGAAGAACTTGCTCCTTTTATATTGAAATCTTCTCCTGAACAGATAGAAAAACTATTGCAAAATATTTATGGTGGTTCTGATTCAATAGTAAAATTACAAAACATTAGACAGCTAGTTCTTGATGATATTCGTAAATCAGTAGGTACGGGTTCATTAGAAGAACAAAATAAATTGTGGAAAGAATATTTCGATAAAAATGAACAACAACTAAGAGCTTTGTTCCAAGATGCTGAGTTCTTAAAGTTAAAAAATTACGATAATGTTCAACAACAAGGAGTAGCAGATATTCAAGCCGTTGTTGAAGCTATTACTGATTTAGAAAAACAACTCGGCATAGATGAGTCTCTAACTAACTTTATTGGGGATATTTTAACTCCTGGAAGAAAAGCAAGATTAGAAGGTTCAGATTTAGAGGCTTTAGAAAAGTTTAGAACTGTTTTGGATAAATTCCCAGAACTTCAAGGGGTAGTTGGGGAAATGACTAAAGGTCATATGAAAAGACTTTTAGAGAGCTATAAACTTCTAGCTCCTACTCTACAAGGCCCAGAGGGTCAAATGTTTATAGGAGGCGGTTTTAATTTCGAAGGATTTCGAAAACTAATTGATGAAGGATTAGGAAGTGGAGCAGAGGGTACACAAGGACTCGCTGAACGGTTTAACTTAATCTATGGTAAAAAAATCGGGCAAGAGTATGTTAGAAATCTAAGAGCTTTAGGCATGATTTTTGATAAACAACAAAAAGCTCCTGCTGATCAAGTTTTAAATAGAGGGGCTAGTGCTACTAAAGACACCTTAGATGGGTTTGTAGGATTAATTTCGGCATTTCAAAGAACTTTTTTATCTCCTTTGGGCGTGGTTAGTAGAAGAGTTACTTTTGGTAAAGAAAAATTACGAATAAACGCTGCAGAAGATTTGCTTCAAATAATTATTGATCCTAAAAAATTAGATAAATTAATTAAAAGTAGAGATCGTAGTTTAACCGCTAAACAATTCCTAGAGTTTCTATCTGGTTTAGCTTTAAGTCGAACATATGTTGATATAGGTTCAGGAGAAGGCGAAACTTCTGCAGACCGTTTAGTGAGGGATTTAGAAGAAGAAGTTGGGTTGCCTGTGTCTAGTGCAAAAAAAGGTGTTGATACGATGTCGAGACTTACCGATATGATGTTGGAACTTTAATATTATGAAAGTGCAATTATTTGAAAGTCCTTCAGTTTTAGAAATAGCTGACCAAATGGCTTACGGCGGCGAAGTCGAACCTCGTAAAATGTTTGTGGGTGGGGGATTTAATCTTGAAGGATTTTCACCAAACCTAGAAAGGTTTTCTAACCCAGACGTTTCAGCTCAAATACAAAAGTCGGTACAAGAAGCTTTAGCTAATCAAAACTTACCAGACTTTTCTCAGAATATCGCGGATCTCGAAAAAAGATTAGCAGAAATTTCTTCTGGTGTTTCTGAACAGGATGTAGCTAGTCAAATATCAAAAGCTGTAGCTGCTTTACCAGAAGGTATTACTGAAACAGACGTACAGAGGATTGTCGATGCTAATCCTGGATTGACTAGAGAACAGGTTGTTTCTTTAATCCAACAGAATCCTGGGATTCAATTATCAGATGTTCAATCTGAAATAGATAAAGCTGTAGCTAATTTACCAGAAGGACTTTCTGAAGCAGATGTAGAAAGAATTTTAGGTGGTGCAGATACAGTTAGCTCAAGGGATCTAACAGAAGCATTAGCTAATATTCCTAGTGGCAATGCTACTAGAGAGGAGCTAAGAGAATTAGCTGAAGAAATTTATAGAGAACAGTATCAACTTGCGTCAGAAGCTGGACAAGGAAACGTCGGCTTAGGGGGGCAACAGTATAAAGAACAAGAAATAGAACGGATACTTGATCGTTTATTAGCAAATGCAGGGATAACAGGGGGCACTCAAACCGCTGCTCCTGTTGATACAGGAGTAGATCAAGAAACAGTTACGCAAACTATTCAAGATATGCTTTCTGCGGGAACTTTAACCCCAGAAGAAATACAAAGAAGAATCGACGCAGGAGACATTACTAAAGAAGATGTGCTCGCGATTATTCAAGGTGGTTTTGAATTAAGTGAAGGACAACTTGCCCAACTATTTGAATCAGGAGTTCTTACTAGAGAAGAAATAGCTGATTTAGTTAACCAAGCTATTGCTGATATTGAAGATTCAGATGAAGGTATTACTGCTGAAGACGTTCAAGAAATAGCAGAAGCGGCAGGATTAACAGAAGACCAAGTCAGCGATTTAATTAGCAGTCAACTAGAAGGGTATAGCCCTGATGTTGATATGAGCACATACGCTACTCAAGAACAACTTGGAAGTTACGCTACTCAAGAGGATCTTGCAGGGCTTGAAAGTATGTTCCAAAACTATCTGACTCCTGAGCAGTTAGAGGGTTATCTTCCTGAAGAAGGACAATACATTACTCCTGAGCAATTAGCAGCGGCTACCGATAATAGTTACGATGAAGTTATTCAAGGGCTGACTGACCAATTAGGGGAGTTAGAAACTAAATATCAAGATGTGCAATCTCAATATGAAGCAGATGCAGTACAATCTCAAATAGACCAAACTAAAGATGATTTAAATACTTTCTTTAGAGGAGCGGTGCCAAGCGGCCCACGAACAGGGTCTACTTCACAATTTAGTTCAGGGGCTTCTTTCCTTCCTGGGGGCAGTCCAATGGCGAATCTTATTGGTGGTCAGCGGCAAGGATTAGGGCAAGACCCGTTCAGCACATATTTAAAAACATTTACACCTAGCTATACCCCATACGATGCACCTGTTACTCCAGAAGAATATGGTCAAGCAAGCACTCCGTTAATAGACACTCAGTACAGTAATCCGTTTACTGGGGGTAGTTCTTACTCTGGGGGATATAATCAAGGTGGTCAGGTTTCTAACGGCATTATGGATCTTACTAACTTCGATACTAATGTCCAACCTTTTCAAAATGCCTTTAGGCCGAACGTACCAAGGAATTAATTATGGCTATGCCACTTAACGAAATGCCCAGCCGCTTAGATCAGATGAGAGATGAAGCCGTAGACCCGATGATGAGTGGGCCGATGCCTCCAGCGCCGATGCCTCCTGCTGCAGAACCCGCTGCTGATGATCGTATGGGAGAACTTCTAGCTGCGTTAGGCGGTGAAGGTGAGATGATGCCTCCCGAACCCGCAATGGAAGAAAGTCCAATGGTTATTGGCAGTGCCTTAGCTCAAGCTGCTGTAGACAATACTGGTTCTGTCGCAGAAGCTAGAGCGTCTCTTGAAGCTGCTCTAGCTGAATTAGACGCGATGTCAGCTTAACCAGTTCTTCCACTTTTCATCGCCTAAGACTTCTTGGGCGAGGTCAAGTTTATTGCGCAAAGCTGTTACAATCTTTTCGTCTATCGTATCTTTAGCCACTAAATCAACATAAGTAACTTTGTTAACTTGTCCGATACGATGGGCGCGGTCTTCTGATTGCAAACGTTTTTCTAAATCAAAACTGTTTGAGTAATAGATTACATTCTGGGCTTCGGTAAGCGTAATACCGTAGCCTCCTGTTTGTGTATTACCTACGAAAAACCGTAGCGGTGATTCAGGGTCTTGAAAATCTTTAATCGCACGTTCTCGTTCATCTGTGTCGGTATCGCCGAAATATCCTGCTACGGAATCAACTCCGAATAGTCCTTGTAACGTTTCTACGATTTCTAATATGTTCTGTCGATAGTTCGCCCAAATGATGACCTTACCCTGCATCTCTCCGATAACTTCTAACAGCTCGTCGATTCGGTTACTCTCTATAGGAGTCTCTGTTCCATCATCGCTTTTTACATGGCCGCATACGATCTGATGTAGCCTCAATAACTGGGTGAGTATATTCGTAACACTTATAGTTTCTTTGTTTTCAAGCTCAGTGATCGCTAGTTCTTTTAGTTCGGAATACAGTTTCTTCTGTTCCGCTGTAAGCGTAACGTCTCTCCGGATATACAGTTTATCGGGAAGGTCTAGGCAATCCTTCTTTAGTACCCTATAAGAGAACGTATCTAGTCTCTTAGTAAGCTCCTCTAGGTTCCTATACCCTACTACCTGTCTAACGGTACGGCCCCCAAAATAGCGATTTACGACCTCTCCAAAGTGGTTCTGAAAAGAATAGAACGAGGTGTACCCTAACATCGCTGAACCTAACACTTCTGTTTGACTGTATAAATCAAGAGGAGATTTAGTAATTGGCGACCCTGTTAACAATCTTTTGAACTTAGTATTCTTAGCTAGTTTGACGATGGCTTTTGTTCGTGCTGCCTTCGGGTTTTTTATCGTCGTAGATTCATCAACCGCGAGCAGTGTCTGGTGTCCTAAGATAAAGTTCTCAGTAAACTTGACACCTTTCTTAGTGCTTAGAGCTTCGACGTTTATAACGAAGATCTTCAGCTTGTCTACGTTGACGTCAAACAATTTCATCAACGCAGCTTTTTCATCTTTCCGTGGGGCAGGAGACCACACCGCTACATGACGGTCGATATACTCAGGCATGTGGTCAGGGATCTCTTTAGTAGACCAGTTTTTGAAAACACCTTTCGGTGCAATTATGACAGCCGCATCTATAGCTCCCTTGCCATATAGGATACCTATGGTGTCTATGAGCACCTTAGACTTGCCTGTCCCCATCTCCATGAAAAGCCCATAAGACTTCTTATTCCAAGAACGGGTAAGCG